ATAATAATGTGTTTAAGAGGGACTGTAAAAAGTCCCTCTTTTTTTTCGACCTAAATAGTACATAACGGAGAATTCATTTTATGACCGCGATTACTAGAAACCCTACAAATCCTAATTTTCTACAACCTAATAAGTTTATATTAACTTTTAGTAGGTTACCTAATATACAATATTTTTGTCAGTCGGTTACTTTGCCTGGACTTTCAATGTCTGAGGTTCCACAATTTACACCTTTTGTTGATGTGTATATACCTGGTGAAAAAGTTGTATATGATTTATTGAATGTAACTTTTATGGTAGACGAAGAAATAACTGCGTGGAAAGAAGTTCATGATTGGATTAGGGCAATGACATTTCCCGTAAACTTTGATGAATATAAAAATTTAAGAAATTTAAATTCAAACAGAGCTCAATTAAAACCACAATATTCAGATGCTAAAATTATAATACTGTCATCTTCAAATAATCCGACACATGAGTTTGTCTTTTATGATGTTTTCCCCACAACTATAAGTACCATAATACTTTCAACGCAAGAAGATCCCAACTCTATACCCACGGCAGACGCAAGTTTCAGATATTCATATTATGATATAAAAACTGTTTGACATTATTATTTAATTATTGTATAATATGATTAGGAGGATATAATGAAACAAATTGATGAATTGTTGGAGATGTGGCGGCAAGATTGCGATATTGATCGCACAGAACCGGACAAAGAAATACTAAACATTCCCAAATTACACAGTAAATATTTGAATGTCTTATCGAGACACAGGTTGTTATCAAAAGATGCCGAGTTCAAATATAATAAAATGAAGAAGTTAAAATGGGAATATTACACAGGTAAATTAGATGATGACCAACTTGAGAAACACGGTTGGAAACCTTTTCCTTTCATACTCAAATCCGACATCACTACATATTTGGACAGTGATGAAGATTTAAACAAATACTTAGCTAACAAAGCTTTACATGATGAAATAATTGACCTTTGTACTTTAATACTAAAAGAATTAAACAGTAGAACTTTCCAATTAAGAGACTACATTAGTTGGCAAAAATTTATACAAGGTATTTAATTGACTGATACTATCGTACTTCATAAAAAAAATGAAGTTTATATACAATTTGAATGTGAACGCAGTATAGCTCAAGAACTCTCAGAATATTTTACTTTCTTTGTTCCAGGTTATCAATTCACTCCTGCATATAAAAACAAATTGTGGGATGGAAAAATACGTCTTGCTGACCTTCGTAATCAATCTATCTACCACGGCCTCGTTCCTTATATAGAAAAGTTTTGTAAAGAGAGAGATTATAATCTAGAAATAGATTCAGATGTGGTAAATACGGAAAATTTTTCCTTAGTTGAAGCAGTAGATTTTGTAAGAACATTAAACTTACCTTTCGAAATAAGAGATTATCAATTACAAGCCTTCGTTCAAGCTATAAGAAATAAAAGAATTCTTTTATTGTCACCGACAGCATCAGGCAAATCACTTATAATTTATACGATAGTAAGATACTTACAAAGTCAAGAATATCAAAGAGGTCTATTAATTGTTCCAACAACTTCTTTGGTGGAACAAATGTATAAAGACTTTGAAAGTTATGGTTATGATTCTGATACAAATTGTCACCGTCAATACTCAGGTAAAGAAAAACATACAAATAAATTTTTGACTATCACCACTTGGCAGTCAATCTACAAAAATGAACCTGAATATTTTGAACAGTTTGATTTTGTTATGGGAGACGAAGCTCATCAATTTAAAGCAAAATCTTTAACAACTATTTTGTCTGGATGTGTCAACTCTAAATATAGAATAGGTACTACAGGTACTTTAGATGGCACGCAAACACATAGACTTGTATTAGAAGGACTATTTGGACCAGTTTATAAAGCAACTTCTACTTCAGAATTAATTAGTAGAAAAGAGTTAGCTGACTTTAGAATAAAATGTTTGATTTTAAAACATCCAGATAATGTATGTCAAGCATCAAAAAAGTGGGATTACCACACTGAAATGGATTATTTGGTATTGAATGAACAAAGAAATAAATTTATAAAAAACCTAACATTATCTTTAGAAGGAAATACTTTACTGTTGTTTCAATTTGTTGAAAAACATGGTAAAAAATTATATGAAAGTATTAAAGAAGTTGCAAAAAATAGACATGTATTTTTTGTCTTTGGTGGTACAGATGTTGAAGTACGAGAATCGGTTAGAGAAATTACTGAAAAAGAAAGAAACGCAATCATTGTTGCTTCTTATGGCACTTTCAGTACTGGCATTAATATCCGCAACCTTCATAATATTATATTCGCCTCACCTTCTAAATCAAGAATTCGTAATCTACAATCGATAGGAAGAGGGTTGAGAAAAGGAGAAAACAAAGAAGAAGCTGTATTATTCGATATTGCTGATGATATGAGAATAGGTAAACATGCTAATTTTACCTTGAAGTTTTTCATAGAAAGGTGTAAAATATACGATGACGAAAAGTTCAATTACAAATTTTACAACATAGAGTTAAAAGATGAATAATCAACCAACAATAAAAATAGTAAGACTACAAACAGGTGAAGATATTATTTCTTCTATTGTAGAAGATAATGATACTGATATGATTCTTTTAACTAATCCTATGAGAATGATAGTTAAGAGGATGCCATCTGAAAAAGGAAGTCAATCTGTCTTTATGATGATGCCTTGGTTACCTATTGAAGTGATAAAAGAAGATTCTGCTATAATCTATAATTCGGATGTTATTACTATGTTTGATCCCAAAGATTCTTTAGTTGAGTATTACCAAAATATGGTAAATGAATCTATACTGACTATGTTATATAGTGATGATGAATCTGCTTTTGAGGAAGAAGATGAAGTAGAGATAACTGAGGAAGAACTAGAGGAGATTGAACGATATAAAGAAGGAAAGCTATTACATTAATCATCTAACGGAACACCGCCACTTTAACATGTGTCAAGCCGTTTGTCAACACTTTTACAGGCAATATTATGACTAAATCGAATCATTACATCAATAACGCAGATTTCTTAGCATCTTTGGTAAAATACCATGAGGATTGTGCCACTGCTAAAAAAGAAAAAACTGAAGATCCTCCTATTCCAAATTATATTGGTGAGTGTTTTTTGAAAATTGCAGAACACCTTTCCAGGAAACCTAACTTTATATCTTATACTTTCCGTGATGAAATGATTTCGGACGGCGTGGAAAACTGCATTATGTATTTCCGTAACTTTAATCCGGCAAAAAGTAATAATCCATTTGCTTATTTTACTCAAATCATATATTATGCTTTCTTACGCCGAATTATGAAAGAGAAGAAGCAATTATATGTCAAATATAAAGCAACTCAACAATTCGGCATTTTAGATGAGGGTGAAATGTATGAAGATGAGAATGGTAACATGAAACAGTTTGAACTTTACGATAACATTTCCGAATTCATTCAAAACTTTGAAGAAAACAAAAGAAAGAAAAAAGAAAGTAAAATAAAAGGCGTAGACAACTTCGTAGAAGAATAATTTATGAAATTATGTATATTGGGTGACACTCATTTTGGAGCTCGAGGCGATTCTTTAGATTTTCACAAATACTTCCAGAAATTTTATGAAGAAGTATTCTTTCCTTACCTATTAGAAAATGATATTAAGACGGTCGTTCAAATGGGCGATTTGTTTGATCGTAGAAAGTTCATCAATTTCAATTCACTATATCTTTGTAGAAAATATTTCTTTGATAAATTAAAAGAACACAACATACAACTATATGCTTTGGTTGGTAACCATGATGTGGCATTCAAAAATACATTAGAAGTAAATTCACCAAACTTGTTGTTGAATGAGTATGAAAATGTATTTTTGATTGAAAACTTTCATACAGAAAATTTCGATGGTGTAGATATTGATATAGTGCCTTGGTTATGTGCCGACAATGAAGAAGAAATCTTTCAAAAAATAAAAAGTAGTAAGTCACAAATATGTTTTGGGCATTTTGAAATAGATGGTTTCGAAATGGATAGAGGCAATGTTCATCAAGGTGGGCTTGACAGAAAGACATTATTCAAGTATGATATAGTATTAAGTGGTCATTTTCACCATAAATCTTCATCAGATAATGTTACCTATGTTGGTACTCCTTATGAAATGACCTGGTCTGATTTTGATGATCCAAAAGGGTTTCATATTTTTGATACCGACAATCGTGAACTACAGTTCGTCAAAAACACTTTTGTTATGTTCAATAAAATTGTATATGATGATGCACAAACCGATTTTGAATTTTGGAAAAAATACGATTACAACAAACTAAAAGATTCTTATGTTAAAGTTATCGTGTTGAACAAACAGAACCCTTTCTTGTTTGAACATGTTTTGGACAACTTATATAAAATTGGTCTTAGCGACCTTTCTATAGTTGAAGATTTTAGTGAGAATGTTCTTGGTGATGACAGTGATATCATTGACCAAGCTGAAGATACTATGACTATACTTTCTAAGTATATTGATAATTTAGAAATCGATATTGAATCTGATAAATTGAAAACACTTATGAGAGAACTTTACATTGAAGCTTTGAATACTGAGGTATCAGACTAGTGCTACTTTTTAGGAATATAAAGTGGAAAAACCTGTTAAGTACAGGTAACAACTTTACAGAAATAAAATTAGACAACCAAAGTAATACTCTTATTGTTGGTGAAAACGGTTCAGGTAAATCTACTTTACTTGATGCTTTATGTTTTGCGCTTTTTGGAAAAGCATTTAGAAATATAAACAAACCAAACCTTATTAATTCAATCAATGGCAAAGATTGTGTAGTTGAAGTTACTTTTGATACCAATAATAAATCATATAGAATTGTAAGAGGTATTAAACCAAATATTTTTGAGATTTATTGCAACAACGAATTGTTGAATCAAGAGGCTGCATCTAGAGATTATCAAGATTATCTGGAAAGATTTATTCTGAAGATGAATTATAAATCTTTCACGCAAATTGTAATTCTAGGTTCAGCATCGTTTACACCCTTCATGCAATTGTCCGCATCTGATCGCAGGTCAATCATTGAAGATTTGTTAGACATACAAATTTTTTCTACGATGAACAATATTGTAAAAGAAAAAATTTCAAAGAACAAAGAGAACGCTTCAATAAAAAAGAATGACATTGAACTGTGTTCACAGGAATATAAGTTAAAGAAAGATCATTTAGATAAATTAAATTTAGATACTGATGCCAAGGTAACCGAATATGAGAATGAGATACAAACTAATAATGGTGCCTTGGAAGCCTTACATGCGGAAGTTACAGAACACACAACTAGTATTGAAGAATTACAAACTGCCGTTTCGAACAAGTTGGACGTTGAAACAAAAGTCAAAAAGATTTCAAAACTTGAATCGCAGATTGAAAGTAATATCACCAAATTCAACAAAGATATTGATTTTTTCCGACATCATGATGATTGTCCAACGTGCAGACAAGCCATTGCCGTGGAAATTAAAGAAAAAGAAATTGAGTCACTTACTGGAAGAGTCGAAGAATCTAAGCAAGGCCTTACTGAACTTGAAACTAAACTCAATGAAGAACAACAAAAGTTAAATGATATAGTAGAGAAACAAAAAGAAATACAAAGAATTCAAGTTGAAATTGCTACTAAGAATGCCTCAATTACGGGTATAAACAAATATATTAGTAAGTTACAGTCTTTAATTGTTGAACTTAAAAACAATAAAACCAGTACTCAGAAAGAAGAGAATACATTAAAAGAATTGAAGTCTGCATTAAACAAAATGCAAGAAGAGTTGAAAGAACTTATTGACGAAAAAACCTATTATGAATTTGCTTCTAATTTATTAAAAGATACTGGTATTAAAACGAAGATTGTAAAACAGTATTTACCAATTATAAACAAATTAGTAAACAAGTATTTAGCTTCTTTAGATTTCTTTGTTAATTTCAACCTAGACGAATCATTCAAAGAAACAATCAAGTCTAGACACCGAGATGAGTTTAGTTATCACAATTTTTCTGAAGGTGAAAAACAAAGAATTGATATGGCATTAATGTTGACGTGGAGAGCAATTGCAAAATTGAAGAACTCTTCAAACACAAACTTGTTGATATTGGATGAAACGTTTGATTCTTCATTAGATTCTACTGGTACAGATGAACTGATGAAGTTGTTGCACATGTTAGAAGGTGTAAATTTATTTGTGATCTCACATAAGGGTGATATACTACAGGATAAATTTATAAATGTAATACGATTTGCAAAAGAGAAGAATTTTTCTAGGATAGTAAAATGAATTTTCAAGAATATTTAACCTGGTTTCGAGATGTTGTAGACAAAGAAGTTGAAGGATGGTTTTATCCAATCGACATAATTGTTATGTATGGAATATTGAACGAAATGCAAAGAAATATTTCAGGTGACCTATGTGAAATTGGAGTAGCTTATGGTAAAAGTGCTATTGCCATTTCCAACTTTAAAAAATCAGAAGATAAATTGTACCTTTATGATATCTTTCCACAAGAAGTTTATGATAAGTGTTTAGAAAATATTAATAAATTTGGCATGCCTGACAATTTAGTTTGGAGAATAGAAGATACTACCAATCTAGAACACAGTCAAAAACTTTTCGATAGACGTTTACGATTCCTGCATATCGATGGTTGCCACGAACATTCTGCCGTGTTGAGTGATTTACAATTCTTTAGTCACTATATGTTAGACCAAGGAATAATAGTGCTTGACGATTTCAACGATTACGAGTATCCTGGTGTGAACAGTGCTGCCATAGAATTTAGTTTGGCGAAATACAATAATAAAAATTGGAGAGTTTTTGCGATTGGTGATAATAAAGCTTACATGTGCCAAAAAAGGTATGTAAACACTTATCAATCTTTATTGGTGATGTTTATGAAAAATGCTTTACAAACAATGCATGTTCCTTTTCCTTTACCTTTAGCACTTCGTGAGATGCTTGATGTAAATGTATTGATGTGTGATTCCCGTGAAGATTGGGAATACAAAAAAATTATGGAAAATATAAATGATAAACCTAGGATAGGATAAAGTTATGAGTGATGTTTTAACTATTGATACTTCTGAAGGCTTAACAAAGATTAAAGAAGAAAAAACACAACTATTAATTGTGTATTCTGATAAACATCCGATGTTAAGAGAAGTTATGCCAGAGTATACTGAACCTTTACCAAATAAAAATATGTACGATTTGGTAAAAAGTATGAAAGAGACTATGAAGATTTATGGTGGTGTAGGTCTTTCAGCCAACCAATGTAACATACGAAAACGTGTTTTTGTTATGGGTACAGATCAATTTCAAATTGCATGTATCAACCCTAAAGTATTGGAAGTTTCGGAAGAAAAAGAAAGACAGATAGAAGGTTGTTTGTCCTTTCCTGCTATGTTTATGAAAGTTGAAAGGCCAAAATCTGTTCTTGCTGAATACACGGATGAAAATGGAGAAGTTCATAGAGAATGGTTCCAAGGGTTAACTGCACGTTGTTTCTTACACGAAACTGACCACATGAATGGAATAAAATTTACAAAGTATGTTGGACCAGTTGCAATAAGAATGGCTGAACAAAAGCAAAAGAAGAAAATTAAAACCGTGAAGAGACAGATGAAAAATGCCGTATAGTTTTGATCCTAAAGATGATGTTGAATCCCAGTGGAATAAATGGCAAAACTCTGGTATTGAATATCAAAATATAGATGTCGATCATCTACGTGAGAAAACTATAAAAGAACTCACGTATGTATCTGGTATGGATGTTAAAGAATACACACTGTTTCAAAAGTGGTGTGAGGTTCAAGAAAAATATCCTACGATGTTGGTCAACGACCTATGGGAAGGTGAAAAGAAAGTTCTCATAGACGATGACCAAAGAAGGTCGATTGAAGAGATTAAAAATAATTTTTGGATACCTACATCACCCGATGATTATCTAAATCTACAACCAGAGTTGATTTATACAAATAAAGAAGATGGTCTACCAGAATTATGGAATACTATACGAACATTTTCTTCTACGATGAAGAACAACTCAAATATTGGTCGTAATTTAAATTTCATAGTTCGTGACAAGATAAGTAAAAAATATCTTGGCGTTATCTGTATTAGTTCCGACTTTTTGGATTTGACACCAAGAGATAACTTTATTGGTTGGTCGAGAGAATTGAAAACACAAGGTGGTATGATTAATCATACAGCTATAGGATCAACAATCGTCCCTTTACAACCTTTGGGTTATAATTATGTTGGTGGCAAATTGCTTGCATTACTATGTTTGTCCGATCCGGTGCAGCAGTTGTGGGAAAAACTTTACGGTGATAAATTAGTATCTGTAACTACTACATCATTATATGGTAAAACAAAAGCTGGTGGATTATCACAGTATGATAATCTAGATCATTGGCTGCCGATGGGATTCACTTCTGGATCAGTTTCTTTTGAACCTTTGACGGATACTAGATATATGATACGTGAGTGGTTAAAAACGAATCATACGAGAAAATATTTTGAATGGTATGTTGCAAAGAAACCTTCTGGACAACCACATAAAAGAGATCATAAAAATCGATCTTTAAATTTTACATACACACAGTTAAACATACCAAAAGAATTGATTCGTTCTGAACATGCTAGAGGAATTTATTTTTCTCCGTTATATGATAAGTCTTGTGAATTTTTACGTGGCGATCATGATGGAAAAAATATGAATAAGTTATTTGATACCAGTGTCGAATCTTTGGTAGAAATTTGGAAGAGTAAGCATGCCAAACCAAGAATTAAACAATTGGCAAAAAAGAATAAAGTGTCTTACGATACACTATTCTATGATGACTTGTGTTTCTTGAGCTGGGAAGAAACAAAAGAAAAATATTTGCCGCAAGTAGGTCGATAAAACGCTTGACAATTCAAGAAAGTTCCTATATAATTGTATCTGAAATGCGGAGAGTCCGAGACAGCCTGCCCCCGCAGGTAGAGAGGTTTAACTCCTCTTATCCGCTCCACCCATGTTATCAAATTAGCAACAGTTGTTAAAAAAACAACGGCTTGACTTTTCCTTTTTCCTGTGTTATAATATCCTTATACGATAGAAAAGGTATCCAAATGACAACTTTTACCGCAGAGACCAAGTCGCAATTGGCAAAACTCCTTGCCACCGAAAACTTGCGAATTGAACATCAAAAGATTCGTACAGCCCGATTCGATCCAAAGAATCGGGTTTTATATTGTCCTATATGGAAAGATATGTCGGGAACACTTTATGATCTTTTGATGGGTCATGAAGTGGGTCACGCTTTGTACACTCCTGCTCAAGGTTGGCATGATGCCGTTTGCGACAAGGGCAAAAACTATAAATCATTTTTGAATGTTATTGAAGATGCTCGCATTGAGAAAAAAATAAAACGAAAGTATCCTGGTATTCGTAGGTCTTTTGTTACTGCTTACAATGAATTGATGGAAAGAAATTTCTTTGAGGTTAAAGGTAAAGACCTCAATAAAATGTCCTTCATTAATCGATTGAACCTTTTCACAAAATCTTCTGGAACTATTGATATTACTTTTACTGGTTTTGAACAAAATCTTGTAGAAGAAGTTATGCGTTGTGAAACTTGGGAAGATGTTTTACGTGTTACTGGTCTTGTTTGGGATTATTCCAAAGATGAACAGTTTGAAATGATACAAGAATTAGATTTCGATCAATTCGAATTTGATGAAAATGGTGAATATGAATTTGAATTTGAAGAATCTGAAGAAGGTTTCGATTCTGATGATTCAAAGAAAAATGGAAAATCATTTTCTCGATCTGAAAAAAATGGTGAAGAAGGTGAAGATTTTGGTAGTTCTAATAAATTTGACACCGAATCAAATGAAGAAAATAAAGAAGAAGGTGAATCTTTTTCGGTGAATCGAAATAAGGAATCAACTCTAGCAAACAAAGATATGTTTCAACCATTCTGCGAAACAGATGATGCGTTTCGTATGAATGAAAATACTCTGCTCGATGAAAAGTGTAAAGAATATATCTATCTTACTTTGCCTACTCCCGTTCTGAAAAATATTATTACGCCAGCAGCTCGTGTACAAACACTTTTGACAGATCATTATACTTACTATTCAAATAAAAATGATTTGTTGAATAGTTTTAAAAGAAAAAATGAACGATTCATTTCTTTGCTGGCCAAAGAATTTGAAATGAAGAAGGCGGCTTCTTGCTATGCGAAAGCTAAAACTTCAAACACGGGAGATATTGACGTATCGAAACTTTACAAATATAAATTTGATGACTCTATTTTCAAAAAAATGATGAGAATACCTAAAGGCAAATCTCATGGTTTGATTTTGCTTCTAGACAAATCTGGGTCAATGTCAAATAATCTGAAAGGGTCTATTGAACAAATTTTAGTTTTGGCTATGTTCTGTAGAAAAGTAAATATTCCTTTTTCAGTTTATGGGTTTGGAAATAATACCGGTGGTTATTATATCGATAAAGAAACCGATGATATCGTTGAGAATGATAGTTTCTTCAAACACAAAGTTGGTGATCTTCATATGAATGCTGTATTCCTTAGAGAATATATTAATTCAAGAATGAGTAATGCTGAATTCAACAATGCTTTAAAAAATATGGTTTGTTTGATGAATGGATTTGGTCGAAAATATAGATATGATAATGATTATCCTGCTGCAGAAGGTTTGTCAAATACACCTCTGACTGAAGCTATTGTTGCTACTGAAGCAATCACACAAGAGTTTAGAAAAGTAAATAATTTGGATATTGTAAACTTGGTGATTGTTCATGATGGTGATGCAGATGGACTATCTCATTATCATACTGGCCACGATGATGACGGTTCACCTTTAATTGGTAGGTTTGCAACAAATTATTTTAATGTTGTACTTCGTGACAATAAAATTCATTTTGAAGATAAGTTGGAACATGATACTTTAAATTCTTCTGTTTTGAAATGGTATAAACAAAAAACTGGCGCAAATGTTTTTGGTTTCTTTATAACAGAAGAAAATGCCTCCAGTATGAATGGTGCTATTTGTAAAAATTTCTATACTGAAAATGAAACCAAAAACTTCTATGAAAGAATCGAAAACTACCATGAAAGAAAAGAAGCCGCAAGTGTCTTAATAAAGAAATTGAAAAAAGAAAAGTTTCTATTGTCGAAAAAACCAGGGTTTAAAAGCTTTTTCATTGTACCAGGCGGCAATAATTTGCAGATTGATGACGGTGAACTTGAAATTGATGAAACTAAAAAGATTACCGCAACAAAATTGACTACTGCTTTTTTGAAATACAATAAAAAACGGCAAGTGAATCGGGTTTTGGTTTCAAAATTTATTGATGGTATTGCGGTATAATGTTGTGCCGAAACAACACTGGCTTGACTTTTCTGGTCAGTGTGTTATAATGGTGGTATAAATTGATTGTTCCTAACGGAGATTATATTATGAGTAGTCGTAACGAAAAGCGTCAAAAGTTTCTAAATGCTTTGGTATCAACTGGTGCCAAAACTGTAACACTTGATGAAATTAAATCAATTGCAGAAGAACTAGAAATCGGTATTCCTTATTGGTATATCAATGAAGAAGAAAATCGTATAAAACGTGGTGTCTATAAAGTACCCGTAACTAAAAATACTACTACAGTAGAAACTGTAGATATGCAAGCTCAAATCATTCCTATGACAAAAAACGAAAACAAATCCGCAAATAGGATTTCTTCCATCGTAACTGATCTTGAGATTGAAAACCTTGTACCCACAAAATACAAAAATTATGTCCCTTTCGGAAACTTTGAAGATATAGTTTCAATCATTCAATCAGAAAACTTCTATCCAATATTCATCACAGGTCAATCAGGTAATGGTAAAACAATGTCCGTTGAACAGGCTTGTGCTAAACTTGGTCGAAAGTTTGTGTGCGTTTCGATGACGCCCGAAACTGATGAAAGTGATTTGTTTGGTAACTTTATTCTAATTAATGGTCAAATGGAATGGCGTGATGGTCCTGTAACCGTTGCGGCTCGTCAAGGCGCAGTTTTGTGTATTGATGAAGTTGACTATGGTGCTCAAAATCTTTCCTCTCTGCAGCGTGTACTTGAAGGTAAACCATTTCTTTTGAAAAAGAAAAATGAACTAATTGTTCCTGCAAAAGGTTTTACCGTTGTTGCTACTGCTAACACAAAAGGTAAAGGTTCAGAAGATGGTCGTTATATGTTTACGAATGTTCTGAACGAAGCTTTCCTTGAACGTTTCTTGAATACTATGGAACAAGATTGGCCTCCTGTTAAAGTTGAACGCAAGATTGTTGAGAAGGAATTGGAATCTTCGGGTCGTGCAGACAAAGAGTTTGCTGAAAAACTTGTAACGTGGGCTGATATTATCCGCAAAACTTTTGTAGAAGGTGGTTGTGATGAAGTGATTTCAACTCGCCGTCTTGTGCATATCGCAAAAACTTATGGTGTTTTTGGTGATAAGATGAAGGCAATTAATTTGTGCTTGAATCGTTTTGATGAAGATACCAAAATTTCTTTCGGCGACCTTTATACAAAAGTGGATGCGGGTGCTAATACCCAAACTATTATGACACAAACAATTGAAGATGTTGCACCTACGGTAAATGATGAAATTCCTTTCTAATTTGCCTGTAAAACACTTGACACTACACACGTATTATAGTATAATATTAACATAATTTGAGAGAACGGTTGCCTCTCAAATGAATTTTTCAAAGCAACCTGTTTTAAAACATGGAGTATTTTGTTATGTCAGTTAAATCTAAAATTCTTGCTTACCTTTCTAAAGAAGATGGTTACAACACTTTGACCCCTGCTAAGATGCAGTCAATGTTTGGTGTTGCTAATCCTTCTGCAACAATCAACGATCTTCGCAATGAAGGTCATGCTATTTACTTGAATAGCCGTTACAACAGCAGCGGAGAGAAAGTTTTCTTCTACCGCCTTGGTACTCCTACCAAGCGTATGGTCGCTGAAGGTATTGCAGCAATTCGTGCTCAGGGAGAGCGCGCATTTGCCTAAGATTTCTAAATAAAGTTTAGAAATCTCATGTAGAGAGGATATATATTTGTATCCTCTCTTTTTTATTATACAATGGGTAAACTATGGAAATACAAATTAAATTAGATGAATTGAAGAAGAATAAACTTTTTGTGGCTACACCAATGTATGGTGGTATGAATCATGGCCTTTATGCAAAGTCTTGCCTTGATTTGCAGACATTGATGATGCGATATGGCATCGACATTAAATTTTCCTTTCTCTTCAACGAATCTCTAATCACCCGAGCTCGAAATTATTTGACAGATGAATTTCTTCGTTCAGATTGTACACATATGTTGTTTATCGATTCGGACATTCACTTCAACCCACAAGATGTTTTAGCATTAATGGCTCTCGATAAAGATGTTATTGGTGGTCCTTATCCTAAAAAATCTATTAACTGGGGTAATATTGCACATGCTGCTCGTAAGCATACAGAAATGGATCCAAGAGAATTGGAACAATTAGTTGGTGAATATGTATTCAATGTTGTAAAAGGCACTCAACAGTTTCAGGTTACTGAACCACTCCAAGTTTTGGAAATTGGAACAGGTTTTATGATGATTAAACGCCATGTTTTTGAACAACTTGAAAAATCATATCCGCAACTTCGTTACAAACCAGATCATATTGGTCAAGCTCACTTTGATGGTACTCGTTACATTCATGCTTACTTCGATACTATCATTGATACGAAAGATTCTGCAACAGGTGGTGGATCAGATCGTTATCTAAGTGAAGATTATATGTTTTGCCAACTTTGGCGTAAAATTGGTGGAGAAATTTATCTCTGTCCTTGGATGAAAACACAACATATTGGTACGTATGCATTTACTGGTAATATGCCAAAAGTCGCCGAACTAACTGGAAAATTGTAATGGCAATCACAAGAGAAGTGATAAAAAGCCAAACTGCAACGACCGGTGGTCGTAAGTTTGATGGAGGTAAACTACAATATAGTTTACTTCCACCACAAGCTCTCAAAGCAACAGTTGATGTATTAACTTTTGGTGCAGAAAAATATGAACCTGATAATTGGAAACATGTGCCAGATTCTAAACGTAGATATTTCGATGCATTACAAAGGCATATTTGGGCATGGAAAGAAGGTGAGAAAGATGATCCTGAATCTGGTAAACACCACTTAGCTCATGCGCTTTGTTGCCTCATGTTTCTATATGAACATGATATAATGTATTCTGTTGATGAATAAACTTAATTATGGAGTAGACAATGAAACTTTCAAATGATACAATCAGTGTACTAAAAAACTTTGCGACAATCAATCAAGGCATTTATTTCAAACAAGGTAAAACAATTAAAACTGTTTCACCTCAAAAGAATATTATGGCTGAGGTTACCGTCGATGAAGAATTTCCAATTGACTTCGGTGTATATGATCTGAATAATTTTCTTTCGGTTATTTCGTTACACAAAGATGATACAACTCTTTCCTTTAAAGACAAGAATATTTTGATTTCTGGTCTAAAAGGCAGAAGTGAAATTAAATATCGTTTTTGTGAACCACATATGATTGTTGTTCCACCAGAAAAGAATGTTGTTGTTCCTGATCCTGAAATCAAATTCACATTGAACTCTGATGATTTCGACTGGATTATGCGAACAGCTGCTGTACTTTCTTCGCCGCATGTTGCTGTCGAATCTGATGGTGAAAATTTATGTGTTACAACTTTCGATTTGCAAAATGATTCTGCACACACTAATTCTATTCAAATTGCAGAAGGTACTGGCAATAAGTATAAGATGATCTTTAGAACCGAGAATCTTAAAATTATTTCTGGTTCTTATGACGTTTCTATTTCTTCAAAAGGAATCTCGCATTTCAAAAACAAGAATAGAAATATTCAATATTGGATTACAACTGAAACTGGTTCCAAATTTGAAAAATCTTAAATTCTAGTGGTCTTAGGTCTTAATCTGAAAAAGGTTGGATAAATTTCACTATCTAATCTTTTTCTGATACTAATTCCTGGATATGCTTTTTGCGCTTCGCCAACCGAATCGTAAAATTTACCTTCGCAAGAAACGGGACATTTATTGGCTTTAATCATTTTGTCTTTAGCCTCAAATAAATAAGTTGCGGTATCAGGCCTTTTTTTGCCATACATACCGTTTTTACTACCAGATTGATCTCTATTTTTTATACCTAGTTTATAATTTGGAGAATTTGAAGTATCGCCGCCATCACCGCCCTTTGTCATGTTATATTTTGGTTTTAGTTGTTCTATCCAGAAAATCTCACGCTCATTGAGTAGTTCTGATTTTTCAACTTTTTCTATTACGGAAAATTGGAAGTTTTCTATGCCATATTTCCTCATTGCACGATGAATATGTGCCGCACTTTTGTTGTTGATTGCGTTATACTTATGAATGTAAAATCTTTTCTTTGGTTGAGTGGTTTTACCAACGTAAATATCGTTAGTGATTGTGTTGGTTATCTGATAAATAATCATGCTGACATTCCTTTACAATGTTAGAGTAGGTGCGAGTTCCCGCTCGGTGACCTACACCTATTTATATTATTTTGTTATTTAAAAGTGAAAAATATGATTGAGAAAACCCCTAGTCAATATCTCTGGACAGAATCCTATAGACCACAAACAGTCGAGGATTGTATTCTCCCCGACCGTTTAAAGAAACCATTTCAAGAATACGTCAATCAGAAAACTATTCCGAACCTACTGTTGAGTGGTGGAGCAGGAGTAGGCAAAACGACCGTAGCCAAAGCAATGTGCAAAGAGATCGGCTGCGACTACATGATAATCAATGGTTCTGATGAATCAGGTATCGATACATTTAGAACAAAGATAAAACACTATGCCTCAGCAATGTCTTTTGCTGGTGGTAGAAAAGTTATTATCATTGATGAAGCTGATTATCTAAACCCAAACTCAACCCAACCAGCATTGCGAAATGCTATTGAAGAGTTTGCTAGTAACTGTTCTTTTATTTTCACATGTAATTACAAAACTCGTATCATAGAACCATTACACAGTCGTTGTGCTGTGATTGATTTTGGTTTGAAGAATGGTGAGAAGGTAAAACTTGCTTCTCTCTTTCATAAGAGAATTGAGTCGATTCTGCAAAGTGAAAAAGTTGAGTTCGATAAGTCAGTTGTCGCTGAATTAATCAAGAAACATTTTCCAGATTTTCGTCGTGTTATAAACGAACTGCAAAGATATTCACAGTTCGGAAAGATCGATACTGGTATTCTTGCACAGATTGGTGACGTTTCAACTAAAGAGTTGGTGAAACACATATCATCTAAGGACTTTGGTGCTATTCGTAAGTGGGTTGCGACTACAGAAATTGATGGTAACACCTTGTTTAGAAAAATCTATGATGCAATGTATGATGTATTGAAACCTACATCGATACCTAAAGCAGTATTGATTTTGGCTGACTATCAATACAAACAAGCGTTCGTTGCAGATCAGGAAATTAATATGGTCGCTTGTTTAACTGAATTGATGGTCGAATGTGAGTTTGTATGAATGGAGAAACAAATGCTATTTTCAAATGGATACGTGACGACTTTAATTCCTATCCTTCTCGCTTTGCTGCCGAGCTTATTGCTTGGGCTATCAGTATTGGGTGTAGTCTTACTATGGCACTTACCGTTCCAAATCCTCCCCTTCTGGTATTATATCCTTTTTGGATTACTGGCTGTGTTATCTATTCTTGGGCTGCTTATAGCAGGAGATCGTTTGGAATGCTTGCTAACTATTTGTTGATTGTTACGATAGATACTATTGGTTTAATACGGATGTTATAAAATGGAAGATACTGATTTTACATCTTTTTCAAGTAAACTTAGAAGAATTGGAAGAAAGTTTAAGTATAAAAGAAAACACAGTCAAAGAAAACAAGGTGAAAGAAAACACATGGACAGAAATTTTAGTGATGGTTTGAATTGCAATGACGATGATATTACAACTCTTGCTGGTGTAGAAGATCGTTCAGAATTCTTTTTGAGTGGAGTATCGTTAAACGACCATTACATTTCAAAAATTGTTAATGAAAGAACTCGTTTAAAGAAAAGTACTATTACCTTTAGGGAGTCTTTCATTTCAGATCATAGGTCTTGGACAAAATTTTCTAGAGAATCATATAAAGATTTACAAATTATCGAATTTAGTTCAGATGCAGGTATGATTATTGATAACATGAGCAATTGCTTTATTGATTATTCTGTCAATTCAAATGCTGTAGATGTTAAAGTCTATGGTGATGAACAGTTTGTCAAATTTCATCAAAACATTTTGCATAAGAATTTTAATACTTCCAAATCTAACATAGAGTGGATGTATTCTGGTGATGGAAGTTCAGTGAGCATTCCACTGTCATCGGAAAAATTACCAGTAACAGAAATGTATCCTTTTCTAGAAGATGAAACTGTAGAAGAATATTATGATAGATATATGAATTCTTCTGCTTCGATTTTGCTTTTGATTGGACCACCAGGTACAGGTAAGACAACTTTCATTAGAGGTCTGCTACACTATACTGGTAAAAATGCACTCGTTACTTATGATGAAAAACTTCTAGAAAAAGATTATGTGTTTGCTAGATTTCTAGAAGATGATGCCAACTTTATGATTATTGAAGATGCTGATAATTTTATCATCTCAAGAAAAGAAGGTAACACAATGATGCATCGATTCTTGAATGTTGGTGACGGTCTTGTTGGTGTAAAAGGTAAGAAACTAATTTTCTCTACGAACCTACCCTCTATTGATGATATTGATTCTGCTTTGATTCGTCCTGGTCGTTGCTTTGACATTCTTCATTTCGATAACTATACTGAAGAACAGGCTAAGAATATTTCTAAAAAACTTAACATTGAATTGATTAAGAAAGATAACGGAACTTATTCTTTGGCGGAAGTATTTCATAATGAAATTAAAGCACCAAAGAATACGAAAAAGATGGGTTTTTATTGATGAGTCCGTTTGATTATGTTAATCAGATTCTACAAGGTAAGAAGAATCTGATTGTGGATGAAATTACTGAGAAAGACTATTCTCCTTTTCTGACAAACCGCAGTCTGTCCTACCATATGGACTGCCTTATGTTTGCAAATGAGATGAACACCCGCCATTTTGTTGACAAAAAGCTTCAGAATGATTTTTTACTAAATACCATACGGTCAAGAAAGAGACCGTTTGCGAAGTGGGCTAAGTCTGAAAAAAGTGAAGATATAGAATGTATTAAACATTACTTCAATGTCTCCGATTCTAAGGCTTTAGAAATCTCTCGTCTACTAAGCAAAGAACAAATCCAAGTCCTAAAACAAAAAATAGAAACCGGTGGATTGAGGAAATAAAATGGTAGATATTAATAAATTCGTAGAAGTTCAATTGGTAGAACAAGATGATTTTCTAAAGGTTAGAGAAACCTTAACAAGAATTGGAGTATCATCAAGAAAAGAGAGAATTCTTTATCAGTCATGTCACATCTTGCATAAACAAGGTAAGTATTATATTGTACACTTTAAAGAGTTATTTGCACTTGATGGTAAGCCATCAAACATTACAGAGAATGATATACAAAGACGTAATGCTATCGCCAACCTTTTAGAAGAATGGGGATTAGTAAAAATTATGAATAAAAAGGTTATGGAAGATAATTTAGCACCCATACATCAAATTAAGATTATTTCCTTTAAGGAAAAAGATGATTGGGAATTAATACCAAAATACAATATAGGTAAAAAAGAAAAGATTTAAAAAAAACTCTTGACATAATATAAATATTATTGTATAATTTTGAAAAACATTATGGTGTTATCATGAAAGACAAAAAAATTCGTTTGATAAATAAATATACAAAAGAGATTGTATATACAAGGGATTATGATAATGTAGTTAAAGAGGGTGTGAATGAATTCATACAGGTCTTTAATGAAAGTAATCCCCAAAGAACTTATCTTGTGAATAGAGAAGCATTTACTATTGACAAGAATAAGTCGTGATGCCTTCGGGGTCACGAAATTTTAACTTGCTTAATTAAGGAGAAAAATATGACACGTATTTCATTTGGACCTTTGTTCCATCAAACTCTTGGCTTTGAAAATTTTATTCGTGATGTTGAAAAACTTCTAGATACAGAAGTTAAGCCAACAACATTTCCACCACATAACATCATCAAAGTAGATGACAATCGTTATATTGTGGAACTTGCTGTTGCTGGTTTTTCAAAAGATGAAATTGAAATTACAAGGCAAGATAATTCGTTGAAGATTATTGGTAACAAAAATCATGAAGATATGGGACAAGCACAATATCTATATCATGGAATTGCTGCACGTTCTTTCACAAAAACAATTACGATTGCTGATACTGTAGAAGTTCACAGTTCAGAATTCAAAGACGGTGTTCTACGTATTGGTCTTATTAATGTTATTCCAGAAAGTAAGAAACCAAAACGTATTGAAATTGGTAATGAATTAAAGTTCTTTGAGCCACAATTGTTGCAAGAAGAAGTTTCCACTAAAACTAAAAAAGCAGCTTAACTAATGGGGGCTCTGCCCCCATTCATGGAGAAAATAATATATCATGAGAAAAGACCATAGCTTTCGTATGCCGAAAGAAGTCAAACGCATTATGTCCTCTATGATGAGTACAGAATCGCATGAATTCAAACACTTGATGATAGAAGCAATCATCACAGGATCAAGAGAAGCTCCCAGAGAAAAGAAAAAAAATAGGAATAAACTTGCAGTTGAAGTTCCTTCTGAAGAATGAAGCGCAAGTTCATTTTAGCCCACATGAAAGTTGCTGAAGTATATTCGGAACTTTCTTCGGCTAAGAGACTGAAGGTAGGTGCTGTAATTGTAAAAGACGATACAATTATAGGTATTGGTTATAATGGTATGCCATCTGGTTGGACTAATCGATGTGAAGATTTAACTACACCAATTGAAGGTGATATACCTACATTAAAAACTAAACCAGAAGTAATTCATGCAGAATCAAATGCTATTTCTAAAGTTGCTAGGTCTACAAATTCTACTGAAGGTTCTTATATGTTCGTAACTCATGCGCCTTGTTTAGACTGTGCAAAATTAATACACCAATCTGGAATTACTAGAGTTTTCTATAAAAATGTTTATAGAAATGATGATGGTATAAATTTTTTAGAAAAATGTGGTGTTAAAATATTGAATATAGAGTGAAAGAAAAATATGTTATGCATACCTGATGATATGATGGGTAAACCAATAGGATTTACCTGTTCAACCTTCGATTTACTTCATGCAGGTCATATATTGATGCTTGCCGAATGTAAACAAATATGTGACTACCTTATCGTTGGTTTACAAACTGATCCAACAATTGATAGACCCACAGTAAAAAATAAACCGATACAGTCTGTAGTTGAGAGATATGTTCAACTATCAGCCGTAAAATTTGTTGATGAGATTGTGGTTTATGAAAATGAAAAAGATTTGGAAGATTTATTGATGTTTCTTCCTATAACTATTCGAATTTGTGGTGTAGAATACAAAGACAAACCTTTAACTGGTTTAGATATTTGTGATAGTAGAGGAATAAGAACTTACTATAATTCCAGAAGTCATAGATTCAGCTCAACAGAATTGCGTAAAAGAGTTTACGAAAAGGAAAAATCATGACAAAAGTTTTTACAGATGTGGCAACATTTATGACTGCTGCTGGGCAAACTATCAATCAAGACAATCCACAACAGGCAGAATTGTACTTGAAACTCATTGAGGAAGAATACGAAAAGGAATTTAAAGAAGCCAGGCAATTAAATGATGATGTATTGACAATCGATGCGTGTTTTGATACAATATGGGTTATTGTTGGGTATATGTTATCGAGAGGTTGGAGTTGTGAAAGAATATGGGATGAAGGTGCCCTAAGCAATCTTAAAAAAATTGATAAGGCAACACTGAAAGTTTTGAAGCGTGAAGATGGTAAAGTTTTAAAGCCTGAAGGGTGGAAACCTCCTGACTTTAGTAAATTTGTTAAAAAATGAAAGGCATCAATACAATGAATGAAGTAATTAAAAAACTTGTAGAAACAAATAAAAATATCCCTAAAGCATACAAGTATGATTTGTTCTACCGTGATTATGATGACATGGTAGAACTAATTGGTCTTGTTGATGACCCTACATATGATATGAAGGATTTTGAGGGTAGAGAAATGTTGTTTCCAAAACGTTGGTTAACCCTCGAAGTATATGATTCGAAAATGGAGGTTTAAGTATAATGGCTGTTAAACTAATCACATTCAAAACAAATCAAACACTTATCGGATCAGTAACCGAAAATGATGATTTTGAAACGGTCACAATTCGTGAACCAGTACAAGTAGTTGTTGTACCTCCACGTTCACAAACTGACCAAGGTGGTATTGCTTTTTCTCCTTATCTAGAATATAGTAAGGAGTTTAAAGTAGGAATTAAACTCAGTAAATCAGATATTTTGTGCATCAATACTCCAGTGGTTGAGTTGGAAAACCAATACAATCAAATCTTCGGTTCAGGAATTCAAATCGCATCAAAACTCGTTTAAATGAAAAAATATTATACCAACGTTTCAACATATGGAAATAATATTCTATTTCGGGGTGTAAAAGACGGTCGGAGAGTTAAGATGAAAATCCAATACTCTCCGACTTTGTTTTTACCAACAAATAAAAACACAGAATGGAAAAATCTGTTTGGTGAAAATTTAGAATCTAAAAGATTTGAAACCATGCGTGATGCTCGTGATTTTAATAAACGTTATGAAGATGTTCAAAACTTTAAAATCTATGGCAATTCTAGTTTCGAATATGCTTTTATTGCTGAAACACAACCAGGAATGATTGACTGGAGTATCGATGACTTAAAAGTTTCTATCATCGATATTGAGGTTGGATCAGAAAATGGTTTTCCTGATCCATACAAAGCAACAGAACCGATTACTGCTATCGCTATTCGTGACTTGAATGGCGATATGGTCGTTTATGGTTGTGGTGATTATGATAAAGAAAAAGATGAGACTAACAAAGATAAAAATGTTAAGTATGTGAAGTGTCGTGATGAGTATACTCTTTGTAAAACTTTTCTTGATGATTGGGAGAAGGACTATCCTGATGTAATTTCTGGCTGGAATATTAAATTCTTCGATATTCCTTATTTGGTTAATCGTTTCAATCGTATTCTAGGTGAAGAACAAACTAAAAGACTTTCACCTTGGAATAATGTATATGGTCGAGAAAAAGTCATACGTGGTAAAAATGTGACTTCATATGATTTAACTGGAGTATCTACATTAGATTATCTCGAATTGTACAAGTGGTATGCGCCTGGGGGTAAATCGCAAGAATCATATCGATTAGATAACATTGCTCATGTAGAATTGGGTAAGAAAAAAATTGATTATTCTGAATATGATAATCTACATCAACTTTATCGTTTAAACTTTCAAAAGTTTATTGAGTATAACATCGTTGACGTTGAACTTGTTTTTGAACTAGAACGAAAATTAAAACTTATCGAACTTGGTTTGACTTTGGCATACGATACAAAAACAAATTATGAAGATATTTTTGCACAAACTAGAATGTGGGATTCTATTATTTACTCATATCTTTTCGAGAAAAATATTATTGTACCACCAAAAATCATTAAGAATAAAACTGAAGCTTTCGAAGGTGCATATGTAAAAGAACCTCAAGTTGGTATGCATAACTATGTAGCAAGTTTTGACTTGAATAGTCTATATCCACACTTAATGATGGGTTACAATATATCACCAGAAACTCTTATTGAAGCTGAAGATTATACTGATGAGATGCGTGAAGTTTTAAATCAAGTTGTAAATGTTGACCGTTTAATATCTAAAAAAGTAAATACTAGTAAACTGAAAAATGTAACAATTACTCCCAACGGACAATTTTTTAGAACAGATATTCAAGGTTTTCTTCCTAAAATGTTGGAAGAAATGTATGAAGATCGAAAAAAGTTTAAGAAGTTAATGTTGAAGTCTAAACAAGATTATGAAAATGAAACCGATGAATCTAAGAAATATGAAATTAAAAACCTTATTGCTAGATATGATAATCTACAGTTAGCTAAAAAAGTATCACTTAATAGTGCTTATGGTGCTTTGGGTTCTCAATACTTTAGGTTTTATGATTTACGTATGGCTTTGGGTGTTACTACCGCAGGTCAACTAAGTATTCGTTGGATTGAAAAAGCTCTGAATGAATACTTAAATAAATTATTAAAATCTAAAAATGAAGATTATGTTATCGCCTCTGATACAGACTCGATTTATCTCCGTCTTGGTGAGCTTGTTGATTCGGTCTTTAAAGACAAATCGAATGTTAATGCAATCATCGCCTTCATGGATAAAGTCTGCGAACAGAAAATACAACCTTTTATTGATAAGAGTTATCAAGAACTTGCTTCGTATGTTAACGCATACTCGCAAAAAATGCAAATGAAACGTGAAGGCCTTTCTGATAAAGGTATCTGGACTGCAAAGAAAAGATATATTCTAAATGTGTATAACAATGAAGGTGTTCAATACAAAGAACCTCAAATTAAAGTTATGGGTTTAGAAATGGTAAAGTCATCTACTCCTGCTGCCATACGTGAGAAGATGAAAGAAGTAATTCAGTTGATGATGAAGGGTAATGAAAGTGATGTTCAGGAATTTATTTTGAACTTCAAACAAGAATTTAAAAAACTGCCTCCTGAAGATATATCTTTCCCTCGCGGATTAAATGGATTGACAGATTATGCTGATTCTGTTATGATGTATAAGAAAGGTACACCTATACATGTGCGCGGTGCAATTCTTTATAATCATTATTTGAAGAAGTATGAACTTTTGAAAAAGTATCCTTTGATTCAAGAAGGTGAAAAACTAAAGTTTACTTATTTGAAAGTACCCAATCATTTCAAAGAAGATGTCATCTCATATCCTGGTAGATTACCTAAAGAATTTAACTTGAGTGAATATATTGATTATGAAACGCAGTTTAATAAGGCCTTCGTTGAACCTGTAAAAGTAATTTTAGATTGTATGGGATGGCAAGTTGAAAAACAAAATTCTATAGAGAGTTTTTTTGGATAGATTATGTTACAAGTGATATTTCCTTTTGTTACTGCGGTGGCTTTATCAGCCATCGCAGCTTATTATTCCGTTATAGGTCTAGCACAAATATTTCCAGGTTCTTTTTGGCCAATCATTATTATGGGGTCTGTACTAGAAATGTCCAAATTAGTAACCGTTTCATGGTTATATAACAATTGGACAGAAACAATAAGAATTATGAAATACTATTTTCTTTTGTCCATCATACTGTTGATGATAATTACCTCAATGGGTATTTTTGGTTATCTTTCAAAAGCTCATTTAGAAACTAACATAATTGTAGGTGCGAATAGTGTTCAATTAAAAACATTAGAGCAACAAGAGAAGATAGTAAAAGAAAGGTTGGAATATCTATTAAAACGTGCAGGAGACCCAGCAACAGCATCTAGAAAAATAGACAAACAGATACAAGAGACACAACAAGAATTAAAGGAAATCAACGACAAAAAATTACCTTTACTAACAGAAGAAAATAAACTAACGGCAGAAATAGGCCCAATTAAGTATATTGCCGAGGCTTTATACACAAAAGATGATCCAAACTTTATAGATAAAGCTGTACGTTTCGTAATACTAATCATCATAGTTGTTTTCGACCCACTGGCAGTTCTACTTTTGATTGCTTCGAATCAATCATACAGAAAATACAAAATGAAAAATGTACCAGAGGAAAACAAAAAAGTATCTAAGAAGAAAAAGGTTGACAACTCTACAGCTCCTAGTGTAGAATTGTTTGCGAAAGAAGATTCAGAATTAATACCAAAATCAAAGATTGTTAATATTGGAGAAATACAATGAGTTTAATGGAAAAATTAAAAAAAGGTTCGACTATCAAGGAAACATCAATACTTTCTAAGTCTGAATTTTTTACGGAAAAAGATATGATTCAAACTGATGTACCTATGGTGAACGTTGCACTATCAGGATCATTAGATGGTGGTTTGACTCCTGGACTAACAATGTTTGCAGGACCATCAAAACACTTTAAGACAGCCTTTGCTCTTCTGATGGCTTCAGCATACCTAAAGAAGTATAGTGACGCTGTTGTTTTGTTTTACGATTCTGAATTTGGTACTCCTCAAAAATATTTTGATACGTTCGGTATCGATACTAGTAGAGTTTTACATACTCCGATTACGGATGTCGAAGAATTAAAACATGATATCATGAATCAAATGCAAAACATCTCAAAGGGTGAACGTGTAATTATTGTTTTAGATTCTATTGGTAACTTGGCCTCAAAGAAAGAGATTGAAGATTCTCTTGAAGGTAAGTCTGTTGCTGATATGACTAGAGCTAAACAAATGAAATCTTTGTTTAGAATGATTACACCTCATTTAACAATTAAAGATATACCAGCCATTGTTGTGAATCATACTTACAAAGAAATTGGTATGTTCCCAAAAGATATTGTTGGTGGTGGTACAGGTTCTTACTATTCAGCTGATACCATTTGGATTCTTGGTCGCCAACAAGAAAAAACCGGAACAGAAATTACTGGATACAACTTTATTATCAATATAGAAAAATCTAGATTTGTGCGTGAGAAATCTAAGATTCCAATCACAGTAGCTTTCGATGGTGGTATTCAAAAATATTCTGGTCTACTAGATATTGCTCTCGAAGGAAATTTTGTTGCAAAGCCGAGTAATGGTTGGTATGCAAAAGTTGACCAAGATACTGGTGAGGTATTAAACAAAGTTCGATTCGATGATACACAGACAAAAGAATTTTGGAATGATATTTTAACTAATGAAAAATTTAAAGAATATGTAAGGAAACGTTATGAAATTGCTTATGGAAATATTATGCAAGATATTCCCATGGATGAAGAAACAACAGAGTCCTAAGTATTCTGTAGATTATAGGGATGAAAACACCTATTTTACCATACTTGATGGTAAATATCAAAACGTCACCGTAACTTACTCGCAAACCCAATTCTTTGAAGATGAGGGTTTTGCGAGGTTAAAATTCAATTACCATGTCATAGATTCTTCATTATTTGCCTTAGAACAGTTGACAGACGATCAAGAATTTGTTATAATGTTAGGTGATATCTTACAAGACTACATTCTAGTAAAGGCAAAGAATCTTGAAACAGTTAGAAACAGTAATTCTGAAGAACTTGATTTTCAATGAAGAGTATACCCGCAAAGTATTTCCTTTCATAAAACATGAATATTTTTCAGATAATGTACACAAAAAATTCTTTAATGAAGTAAAACGTTTTATTGAAGAATATAAAACTCCTCCTACCTACGAATCACTACTCATTGATTTCACCGAATCTAAAAGACTAACACAAACCGAAGTGAACGGTTGTGTTGATCTATTACGTGAACTCAATTCAAACAAGAATGAAAGTTCCGAAATGGATTGGCTGATTGACCAAACAGAAAAGTTTTGTCAAGACAAGGCCATCTATAATGCAATCATGAATTCGGTCAGCATTCTCGACCAAAGTGGTGAAGATAAGAAATCTAAAGGTGAGATACCCAAACTTCTAAGTGATGCGTTGGCTGTATCTTTTGATAATCATATTGGCCACGATTATGTAAATGATTTTGACGCACGATATGATTTTTATCACAAACAAGAAACACGAATTCAATTTGACCTGGATATCTTTAACAAGATTACAAAAGGTGGTATTCCAATTAAAACTTTGAATATCGCACTTGCAGGTACAGGTGTTGGTAAATCTTTGTTTATGTGTCACGTTGCTGCCTCATGCCTATCGCAAGGCAAAAATGTTTTGTATATCACACTTGAAATGGCTGAAGAAAAGATTGCAGAACGTATCGATGCAAATCTTTTGAATGTAGACTTGAATGAGTTGTATACTCTGACTAAAGATGATTATGGTAGAAAGTTTAATCATCTTAAAACTAAACTCAATGGCAAATTAATCATCAAGGAATATCCAACTGCATCGGCATCAGCACTTCATTTCAGAGCTCTACTGAATGAATTGCAGTTGAAAAAGAATTTCAAACCAGATATTGTTTTTATTGATTATCTGAATATTTGTTCCTCTTCTCGTATCAAACCTGGTGCAAATGTAAATAGTTATTCTTATATCAAAGCCATTGCAGAAGAACTTCGTGGTCTTGCAGTTGAATTTGCTGTGCCTGTTTTTTCTGCTACACAGACAACTAGAAGTGGTTTTACAAATACTGATCCAGGTCTAGAAGATACTTCAGAATCTTTTGGTCTACCAGCAACAGCAGACTTTATGTTTGCTTTGGTCAGCACTGAAGAACTTGAACAGTTGAATCAAATTATGGTGAAACAATTGAAAAATCGTTATGGTGATCCAAATCATTTCAAACGATTTGTTGTTGGTATTGATAGAGCTAAGATGAAATTGTATGATGCTGAACCTGATGCACAGAATGATATTTCAGATTCGGGTCAACCAAATGATACACCTCCATTAAATACATTTGGTAATCGTGAGAGTAAGTTTAATAAAAATTTCGGTGGAATTAAAGTATGAGTTTGAATAAAGATCAAGCAATTTATTGTGCAAATGTATTCTCAAACTATTTTGATAGGTTTGAAAGAATAGATGAATACATGCGTGAACAAAAGTTGTCATCTATGTCAGAGAGGTCACCAACACTTTTCGGTATGGGACCTGAAGATGATTTGTTCTCCGATTTTACACTGTCGCCAGAAAAAATGAACTTTGAAGTTGTCGAACTTTCGCAAGAAAAGTGGGACATTTATTTGAACATGATATCTTCTCACTCAAACATGACAAGTATTCCTGGTCGTTGTTTGAGGTTGGCTGTATTGGAAACCACAACAAATAAATGGTGTGGTTTTATTAGACTAGGTTCGCCAGTAATTAACTGTAAACCTAGAAACGAAATGTTGGGTCAAGTGTTTACTCAAACTGAAGGTGGCGCACAGTTGTTTAATCGATGTGCTATCATGGGTTTTGTTATTGTACCTGCACAACCATTTGGTTATAATTATCTCGGTGGCAAATTGATGGCTGCGATTTGTACCACACATGAAGTACGTGAAATGTTGAACAAGAAATATAACATGACAACTTGTTTGTTTGAGACAACAAGTTTATACGGTTCAACTAAAGCTGTATCACAATATGATGGCATGAAACCTTATATTCGTTATAAAGGTTTGACTGATAGTGATTTTCTTCCTATGTTACACGGTAAAACATACACCGAACTAAAAGAATATATGGAAGAAATTATTGGTGAACCACTCGCACCAGAAGGCGCATCTAGTCGTAAACTAAAGATATCAAATGCCATGGTGTCACACATCAATGTTGCATTGAAAGGTACACCAGAAGGTGTCAAGTTTAAAAAGACCATAGAAAATGCAAAGAATCTGAATGAACAAAAACGTTACTATGTTTCAGATTATGGGTTTAACAACATGGTTGACTTTGTTAATGGAAAAACAACTAAACTGGTTGCTGGAGAAAACTATGAAAAGTTTCATTTGAAAAACATAATTGAGTGGTGGAGAAAGAAAGCCATTAACAGATTTGAAACCTTAAAGACTGAGAATAGACTTAGGACAGAGATCGAAGTCTGGACAGGCGAAAAAGAGATTGACATTATTCGGTAGTCCTGATAGGATAAATACTCCAATAAACTGATAGGAGTGTTTAAATGGCCAAATCTTATTCAGCAGCTGAATTAACAAGGATGCAAGAACTAGGTTCTGCGTGGATTTTTCGTAGAGTATTGAATGATAATCAAAGATACAATACTCCAGAAGATATTGTAAAAGATAAAAAGTATATCGAGTTGGTAAAAATTTATCCAGCAATAAATGCTGAATGGTTAAAGGCATTTCATGCTCAACAAAAAACTATGTTTAGAGAATTTGCATCATCTAAGTTTACAGAGTTTACAAGAGACGGTGGGTTCATGGATTACATTACAGAATTAGTCAGAGTAAAATTTAAAATTGCTAAAAAAGATTCTTGGAATCCTGCTGATATTTGGTGTGTTCA